CCTATGAAACACCCAAAGAAAGATACTGCCCAGCAGTATCATGACCGCTTTGCAGACACACCAACCCTGACACTAGCCAGGAAAATCTACAAAGAAAACAATCTACTGTACAAAGACATAGAGGATGCTAGACAGTCATTGAGATATGTCAGAGGGCAAAAAGGTGACAATTTTAGAAAATTTACAGGCCACAAAAAGGATGATTTAAAATACAATTTCAATCCATTTAAACTACCTGAAAGCAGTGCAGAGGAAAGAAAACCATTTGTCCTGCCAACAGCCTGCAACAATATTCTGCTCATTTCAGATCTGCACATTCCCTATCATGACATTGCAGCCACTACAGCTGCATTCCAGTATGGCCAGGAAAACAATGTGAACACCATTTTTATCAATGGGGATCTGATGGACTTTTGTCAGATCAGTAGGTTTGAAAAGAATCCTGCAAAGAGATCTGTCAAATATGAACTGGACACAGCAAAGGTGATGCTGGATGCTATGAGAGAGGCATTTCCTACACAGCAGATCTATTTCCTAAAAGGCAACCATGACATCAGACTGGAATTGTACCTGAGGGTGAAAGCACCTGAGATCCTGGACATGGATGAGTTTAAGATGGAAAGCCTGCTGAATTTCAATAAGTATAAGATCACCAGCATTGAGGACAATGTCCTGGTGAAAGCTGGTCACCTATCAATCACACATGGACACCATGTGATGAGAGGATTTTTTGCACCAGTAAACAGTGCCAGGGGTTTATATACCAAAGCAAAGCAATCAACGATCATTGGGCATGTACACAAAGTGAGTGAGCATACAGAGACAAACATGGATGGTGACATGACCACAACCTGGAGTACAGGATGCCTGTGTGAACTGAAACCTGACTACAGCCCACTGGTGAGCAACTACAGTCATGGCTTTGCACACATCAAAGTGCATGCAGACAAATCATATTCAGTAAGCAACAAAAGAATTTACAATGGCCAAATTTTATAGAGAATTAGATGACCGAAAGGATTTTAGTATTGAAGTAGCAAAGGCATCATCTATTCAGGTGGGTGGTGGTCATTATGCCAAATATAAGATCCAGCCTACAGAGTTCATACATAAAAACAATGTGCCATTCATTGAGGGCAACATCATAAAGTATGTGATGAGACACAGAGAAAAGAATGGAGTTGAGGATCTGAAAAAAGCCAAACACTACATTGATCTACTAATACAATTTGAATATGAAAATGCCAAAAGGATTTAATAAGATGCCAGTCATGGATCAGGAATCATGGCTGGTGCAGAAACTACAGGATGTGCATTCTTTGGAAAGCCAACTGAGAAAAATGCTGGCAGCTGTCAGAGGTGGTCAGAGGGTGAACATTCCCGAAATAGACAGGCCTGATGAGGCTATCCTAAAAGATATTTAATTATGGACTTTGTTGAACATGTCAAAAATACCTGCAAGACATTCAATGTCCAGTGCAAGCTAAAGAATACAAAGTATCTCAAACTAGATGCCACAAACAGATGTTCAGGATATTTTGATGAATCTGTGCCTGTGCTAGCCTGTGCTATGAACAGACCTGATTCCTTTGAGATCCTGGTGCATGAATTTGCCCACTTTACCCAATGGGCTGAACAATGTACAGCCTGGACAAATGCCATGAATGCAGGGGCATATGACAGATTCAATGCTATGCTAGAGGGTAAGAAGGTCAGAAACCTGTCACACTATCTAGGACTGTGCAGGGATCTAGAACTGGACAATGAGATCAGATCAGTGTCTTTAATCAATAAATTCAAACTACCTATTGACAAAAAGCAATACATTAAAAAGGCAAACACATACATCTATTTCTACAATTGGATGATGATCAGCAAAAGATGGTGCAAGTCAAACAACAGCCCATACAACAATAAAAGGCTGATGGATGTGATGCCTAGCCATTTTAAAAATGACTACACAGTGCTGCCTAGTCACATTGAACAGATATTCAGAGAGGAAAAAATTTAGTTGTTTTCATAGATTCGGTTAAATACGGCCTGCCATTTTTATGGTGGGCTTTTTTTCGTGTATACGTTACCGTTAAAATAAATTTGGTTAGTAAAACATAGTGTACTATGTTTGTGTTCTAAACCTACAAACTATGAAAAACAAAACCATCCAGGCAATCATTGCCGTATCAGCTGCCTTTTACCTTCTTTCCTTACTGCAAGATCCTTTCTGCAAATAAACTTTCAGCCCATGAAAACAGCAATGCAGGAATTGATTGATGTACTAAACATCAATGAAACCAATTTCATTTCCAGGATTGATGATAAAATAACTATAGCTTATCACAATGTGATAAAAAAGACTGTTGCAAGTTTTCTTGAAAAAGAAAATCAGCAAATGATTGCTCTAGTTCAAAGTTTAAAAGACTATACACATGAATCACATTCTATACTAGGTCATGATGAAAGAGAGGCTGCTGAATTTGTTGAAATATTTATTAACCAACCCTAAAAAACCAATAACCTATGGCCGAATTTATCAGACTGGCACAGATGCCAAAAGGCAAGACCAGCAAAACCCTATCCATTAGGGAAAAGGAATACATTGATGAGAGTTACAAGTATGAGCCAGTGCAAAGGATGTCACAGATCCTGGGCATCAGCTACACAGATGTTGATGTGTATTGCAGGATGAAAGGCTATGAGCCATCAAAAAAAGTAAGATCAAAGCCTAAAAAGTTGGCAAAAAGTAAGACATTTGATGTTGATTCCTATAAGACATGTACGATATGACTAGAGATGAATTTTTTAAGATAGTACCTGCAAAGCAGTTTTTCACCAGGTATTGCACTGGGATCACCAACTACTATCACAAACTGAGGGGATTTGATGGCAACAAACAGCCCATTGATTTCACCGATCAGGAAAAAAAGCAGATGCAAAAGTGTGCAGCAAAGCTGGGCAAAGACCTGTCAAATGTCAAATTTTAGTCAGATGTTTGTCTGTACGTTTTACCCATGCATCTAAGATATTGAATGTCAAAGACATAGCGAATCCCACCAGCTCCACAAAAAGCAAAAACTAAGCCACTGAATTTCAGTGGTTTTTTTATGTCCAGTCTGCATTCCAGCCACTACACTGCATTTGCAGGCTATGCTATTTTTATCTATTTTTATCCTTTATTAGTTCATTTGTTTGTCCTTTTGTTTTACCCACTGTTTTACCCACTATGCAAAAGTTCACCATCAGGCCAGTGATCCTGAAACATAAGATCAATGAGAAAGGCATGGCATCAATCAAAATTGCTGTCACTGTTGATAGGAAAGTCACCTACATAAACACATCACACAGGGTACACAAAGACCAGTGGGATGATGAAAATAAAGCTGTTTACAGGCATGAAAATGCAAAGCTGATCAATGTGTCAATCAGGAGAAAGATTGCCGAAATTGAAAGGGATCTGATCAACAACAGCATCCAGGGTGTACAGCTGTCAAAGAGGATCATCAAAGGCCAGGTGGCAGTGGCCAGGTCATTCAAACAATATGCAAAAGAGGTCAAATGGGATCAGACAAAATTGAACAGGATCATAGACTTTGGAGGTGAGCAATTATTGATCAGTGATGTGACAGTTGAATGGCTGAGAAAGTTTGAAACCTGGTGCAGAAAAAAGCCACTAGCACCCAACACCATCCACACCACAATCAAATATGTCAGCAGGATCATCACCCAGGCCAGGAAAGAAAAGATCATCCATGATGATCCATTTGATCAATACATCAAACCAAAGTATCAACAGACAGATAGGCTGTACCTGGTGGATCATGAATTGAAATTGATGGTGGATCTGCTGGACAAACCTATGAGCAAATCAATGCATGCAACACTTTGCTATTTTTTACTGGGGTGCTACACAGGCCTGAGGCATTCAGACTGGGGCAGATTTAGCATGAGCAATGTTGAGGATGGACATGTAAAGCTGAGGGCATTAAAAAACAAAACACATGTGGTACTGCCTATAGGCAAAACACTTTCTAAAATTATTGAATATGTAAAGGATCAGCCCAGGCCAATGAGCAATCAGAAATGCAATGTCATGCTTAAGAGCCTGGCATCAATGGCTGGCATTGATAAAGAGATCAGCACACATAGTGGCAGGCATTCATTTGGCTACATGTGTGCAGCCAATGGTTTGCCTGAAAGTACCACAGCAGCACTACTGGGAGTGAATGCAAATACTGTGAAAGTTTACTACCATCTGACAGGTGATAAAATAAAATATCAGGCTAGTGCCTTGATGCATGTTTAAACATAAAATAATAAAAACCAATTACCGTTTGGGGCAGTATTAATTTTTTGCCCTATGAAAAGTGAGAAACGGAAAAACAAAAAAACTATCCCTGTTTCAATTCGTGTAAGATCTTTGCTAGATTATGCTGCAAAAGTTTCTCAGCCATCAGCTGAACATCCATCACAGACCGATCTGAAACAGCAGCCAAAGTCTCAATCATCATCTGCCGATTAGTTTGGATCTCAGCTTTAATCTGCAATATTGATTCAGTGAGTATTTGAATGGCATCAGGTTTTTCAATAGTTTCCTGTTTGCCACCAATTGCAAAGTCTTTCAGTTTTATGGCAAAGGCCTTCTCAAAATTCTTTTCAAATTCTGAGGAGGCTTTTGCATTTCCACTAAGGTAGCTGCTGACAGTGGCCTTATTATATCCCATTTTGTCTGCAATGTCTTTGTCCTTTGTGATGATTCCCTTTCCGTATAAATACTGCACAGCTTTGTTCAAAAGTTCATTCTGA